AGCCAGTAACCAAGTAGAGTACATATTGCGTGCAACTCGTAGTATGGAAGTGCCGAGAACCTAAGTCGGAAACGATATGGTTAAGATATAGTCAGCGAAAGTGTTTGATGGGGACAAACTGCTTGTAACCAACGAGCCAATCATAATCAATGCAGCAGAGAGAATAAACAAGAGGCATAAGGTAGTGCCGCTCTATTATGAGCTTGGCAAGGCTGGAGCTGAGATAATAAACGACGACAGTAAATTTAAGGGCATAACATTCGCCTTTACTCACGGAAATATAGGTCTGCCGTCGAACAATATAACGAAGATATGGAACAATGGCGAGGTAACAGACGAAGAGATAAAGGCTGTCAAGCTGCTCGTAGCAGAAGTGAACTGGACAATCGACTGTGCTAAAACGCTGTTCAAGCCTGAGCCGCCCACTGCAATAGCTAACTGGATAAACAACTACACCAAAGCTAAAGTACCTCATTTCTTCATATATGCTAAGGACAAAGAAGACGACAACGTAGAACATATCAACAACAGCGTGGTCAATCAGATCAGAAAAATATACGACCCTTTGAAAATCAAGTACAGCTTCAACGGCATGGGTCGCTTTGACTACAAGGTCCTGATGGCTTTACCCAACAGGAACAAGAACGAACAGGCTATACAGCGATACAGAGATACAGTCAAGAGCCTTGAGTTCAGCAGAGACAGCAATGCCCAGACAAAAATAGTCAACTACGATGCTGTATACGAAGATGCCAAAAGATATATTATCGGCAACGATGATAAAGATGATGTCATTGACTCCATTATTGTTGAGATATTCAGAGACAGCAAGACCTACTTGAAGAAGGCGTTTTGGCAGATGTTCGGCAATGACATATACCTCAACATCATGAGAAACACAACGACTGTATAGTATCGTTTATGAACAATATATGAACTATATAGTATATATAAATAATATAGAACTGGACGCAAACGGCTTCATATAGCCGTTTGTTTCTATATAGAGGTATCACCTTGATACGTATAAGTTATTCCCTATAGGAGAGCTTTGCTCCCTAATATTTTTCCGAAAGGAACAAACGTATTGTGATTCAGATAACGAAGCAACAGATGGAACTTCTAAGGAAGTATATCAAGAAACCATACATCGTGGTGTGCTCTAAAAGGAAGAAGGGCACAAAAGGCTGCAAGCAGAGCGGTAAAACATACTACTGTCCTGAGAGCCAGCAATATCTCAATATCATTGCACTGGAGGAATGTTCATCATGAAGTCTCTTGAGACTCTTAAAGCAAAGGAACCCACCAATCCCCATACATACTTTGATATTAGTCGTTGTGAGGAAGCGTCGCTTCAGTACGGACTTGAAGACGAAATGTTTATACATTCCATTAATGAAAGGCGACTGTATTTGTACGATGAGATATGCTCTGAATCTGTAGGCAGTATCATTACTGATATTATGCTTATCAACAGAATGGACAGAGGGATACCCGCTTCAGAAAGAAAGCCTATAATCCTCTATATCTCTTCTGTTGGCGGATCGGTACCCGATGGTTTTGGCTTGATAGATGTTATCGAGAACAGCACAACACCAATATACACGGTCAACATGGCTTATCAGTATTCGATGGCGTTTCTTATCGGTATTGCTGGAAAGAAGCGTTTTGCCTTTAAGAACTCCACGTTTCTTATGCATGATGGCAGTAGTTTTGTCTCGGATAGCACAAGCAAGTGCAGAGATGTGCTTGATTTCCAGATTGTCACTGGAGATGTAGTGAAGAAGTACGTTCTCGCTCACACTAAGATATCAGAAGAACTCTACGATAGCAAGTACAGAATAGAGTGGTATACATACGCTAAGCAAGCAAAGGAATACGGCTTCACCGACTATATCGTAGGTGAAGACTGCGATTTTGAGGAAATAGTATGAAGTTACATAGGTGCGACGATAAGACAATTCTCGGTTCTGAGCTTGCAAGGATGATTGCTCAAACCAGTGGCGTAAGTGTTGAGGAGGCTCAACAGCAACTTAAAAACGTTATACAAGCAATATTGTCCTGTATTATAACTGGATATGGCGTCCAGATTTATGGATTTGGCAAGTTCTTTTTTGAGGATGCTGATGGACATTATATTTATGACACTATACATAATAAAAATATATACGTGTCAAAGCGTAGATATATTAGATTCAAAGCAAGCAAAGCCCTGAAGTACAGGATGGCTGATATGCTTCGTGACCTCGAAGACCAAAATCAAATGGAAAGGAGCAGCCAGTAATTTATTACTGGTAGACATATTACATGGGATGTCGTGGTAAGGAACTTATAGGACTCAAGTCGGTTTATCATTATATGTCTGAGCGTTCGGGTATTTCTTTACAACAAGCAAGGTTAGCTTATTATGCTATGTGTGAAATGATGAGAGATTGTATGATACGTGGCATGGGTTTTAAATTAGATGGTGTGGGAACACTCTATGTAGATGAGCATACGTTAGTTTTGTCATATAGTCCTGACTACCCACAGAATTATAACCGTCCAGATCGTAGACCCCTTACCAGAATCGAAATACCTGATGTGCGTAGGGTCAACTTCAAACTCTGTAAGAAGTTTAAATACAATCTAAATCCAGACATATATGAAATATACTATTATAACACCAGATACGACTGTCGCGTAAAAAAGCAAGTGATTGCAGAGGCATATGAAAAAGCCTTAGCTGAAACAAAATCAAAATAAGGGAGTGTGTTACATGTCCGTACAAGGGTTTAAGCAAGTATATAAGCCCGAACACCCTAACGCAAATAAATACGGATTTGTTGCGGAACAGACGATAGCGGCAGAGGAAAAGCTCGGAAGATACCTGAAGAAAACAGAAGTCGTGTGCCACATCGACAAGAATAACAACAATAACGACCCCGACAATCTTATCATATTCAGGAACAAAAATAGTTACGATAGATATAGATTGGGCGGTAAACCCGTACAGAATGACGATGGTTCATATTCAACGCCAAGAGAAATTCAGAATCGTGTATGTGAACTGTGTGGTAGGGTATATGCTCCCAAATCGAGTACTCAAAAGTTTTGTTCTAAAGCATGTGCTGAACTTGCTCTTATACAAGAGAACATGCCTTCAAAGCGTGAACTCAAATCACATCTAATGACAATGAGTTTTTCTCAGATAGGTTCTCTCTATGATGTGTCCAACAAAGTTGTGAAAAGCTGGTGTAGGACATATAATTTACCTGCTACTGCTACCTCAGTGCAGAAGATGCGTGAACTGGTTAAGATGAAAGAATCACAGAGGATAATACATGAGCTTCAGCAGAACAATAGAAAGCTCAGCGAACAGCTTCAAGTCTTGAACGGGGAAGCTGATGAGGATGGCGGTGACGATTCTTGGCTCGAATAACTAAGAGGTCGCAACCTACTACAGAAGACACTGTGATGAAGGATTTGATTTCACAACAAAACACTAAACACGCTAAGATTATCCATAGATGCACTCGATGCGGTTTTACCACCAATACAGAGGTATCTAAGTTTGCCACTGTGTATAGTGGTTTATATAAGGGTAATGAATACAGACTTCCGATTTGCAAGTCATGTTTGGATGATTTGTATAACGAAGTCTATTATCCTAAATATCTTGACCAATCAAAGGCGGTGCGCAGGATTTGTCAGATTTATGATATATACTACAACGATGAAATACTCGCTACGTCTGTAATCAGTGCAAGACCTACGCACCTGATGACGCAGTATGTGCAGAAGACACAGCTCCAGCAGTATGCCAACAAGACATACGAGGATACCATCAATGAGGAAGCAAAGGCAGAGAATGTCATAGTTGACTATAAGAATCTGGAAGACGGAGACATACCCGAAGAAACTGTAAAGTTCTGGGGCTTCGGCTTCTCAGAAGAAGATTATGCGTATCTCGATGAAAGATATGCAACTTGGTCGGCTTGCTATGATATCAATACTGAATCCATGTCAACCATATTCAGAAACATCTGTATGATTGAGCTGCAAATCCTCAAAGGTGTTCAGGGAGATGGTAAAGTTGAACAGCTTTACAACCAGCTCAATAACTTCATGAATTCCGCAGGTATTCAGCCTAAGCAGAATGGTGATAACACACTTTCTGATGCCGCTGCCTTCGGAGTGCTTATCCGTAATTGGGAAGAACACGAGCCTGTGACAGAGCCTTTGCCTGAATGGAAAGACGTAGACGGTATACGCAGATATATCAGCGTATGGTTCTTAGGGCATCTTAGCAAGATGTTCGGGTTTAAGAACCATTGGTCGGAGTTGTATGAACAGGAAATAGCAAAATACACTGTGCATAAGCCTGATGTGACCGAAGACAGTGTTAATCAGATAAGCTATGAGGACATCTTTGGAAGCGGTGATGATATATGAATAAAATCATCAAGCTAAGCGATGGTATAGCAGCTCGCAATGAACGACTGATGCAAACAGTCAATGAAAGAGCTTCATTCTATCGTGAGAACCCTCATAGATTTATAGCTGATTACCTGAACCTCAAACTCAAACTGTTCCAACAGATAATGATAGTTATGCTCTTTTCGAGCAATGCACTAATGTTTCTGGCAGCAAGAGGTCTTTCAAAGACTTTCACTGTATCCGTATTTAGTGTAGCCTACTGTATACTTTATCCTAACGTAACAATCAATATTGCTTCTAAAACCCTGAAGCAAGCCAATGGTGTGCTTCAGAAGATAGAGCAAGAACTTATGCCGAACAGTCCTAATCTTCGTCTGGAAATAGAGAAGATAGTGACCATAGGCAGTGACCCGTACTGTAAATTCAAGAACGGATCGAAGATAGTATTGACCGCAGCAACCGAGACAGGTCGTGGTGGAGGCGGCGGTCGATGCAACATCCTTATATGCGATGAATTTAGACTGATGGACAAGGGAGTAATCGACAGAATACTTAAACCAAGAATGAGGACTGAAAGACACGCAGGTTATCTCAATACTGAGAAATATAAAGACTATGGCACAGAGCGTAACAAGGAAATATATATGTCTTCTGTTTGGCTCAAGTCTCATTGGGCTTTTAAGGAAGCTCAATCGTTTGTAGTTGACCTGTTCAATACAGATAAACATTCTTTTGTATGCGGTCTCCCTTATCAGCTCGCAATAAAAGAAAATCTGCTCAATCCTAAACAAGTCGAAGACGATATGTCTAAATCGACGTTTGATGATATATCATTCATGATGGAGTCAGAATGTTTATTTTATGGCGAGGCTGAAAACTCGTTCTTTAAATACGCCGAATTGGAAAATTCGAGAAAAATCACACAAGCTATATATCCTGCGGATATCTACAAGGATATACCTAACAAGGTCATTTCTTATCCTGAGAAAAAGGACGGAGAAATCAGAATAGTATGTGTGGACGTAGCTGTCATGAACTCGAAGAAGAATAAGAATGACGCTACATCAGTATTTGTTTTGCAACTCATGCCCACTGATAATGCTCAATACATACGTAATAACGTGTATGGTGAGTGTTACGAGGGCGGTCATAGCCGCAGTCAGGCGATGGCAGTCCGTAGATTGTTTGAACAATTTGAAGCAGATTACATCGTTATAGATACCAACGGTGTAGGTATGGCTGTATACGATAACCTCGTCGATGATATGACCGACGAAATAACAGGAGAGTTCTACCCTGCCCTGACTTGTATGAACGATGATACAATGGCAGACAGATATAAGGGCGTTAGTAAGAACCCACGTAGATGCATATACTCAGTCAAAGCAAGTCCGAGATGGAACACACAATGTGCTCTGGCTCTGAGAGACTGCATAAGACGTGGGAAGCTGAGACTTCTTATAACTGATGATAAGTTTACTGATAATATGGAACAGATCAAGACGTGGAACGATTTAAGTCCTGAGCATCAACTCGAAGTAAAGATGCCATACATACAGACAACACTGCTGATAAACGAACTTATAAATCTGGAATATGTCTCAAACGGCAATGAAATAAAAATGAAAGAAACAGGTTCTAACCGTAAGGATAGATATAGTGCTCTCTCCTACGGCAATCTTATGGCAAATGAACTTGAGAAACAACTAACAAGACCGATGATAAATATCAAGAATATATCATTTAGTTCAAGAGCACCGTCTTGTGTTCGGAGGTGAGAAAAATGGGTGATAACACTGACCAGCTTGTAGAGCAATTCGATAAATCTCAGAATAAGCTGAAGATGAACGCTATGTTTTCTGCAATGACTGATATTGATTTGAATACTGTTCCGATTCACAATCGGGCTTATGCGTACTACAGGTCCTATGTTCCATACGTTCACAGGAAGTATACGAAGGAACAGATACTCAACTTCATGAAAAGTCCTGATACCTGTTATCCTCAGCTCAGGGATGCTTCAGTATATCTCTATTCCACATCTCCGCAGTACCGCAGAGTAGTCAATTATTTTGCCCATATGTGTCCTATGGACTATATCATCCATCCTTTTAAGTTCGATCCGACAAAGGAAATGAACGAAAAGGAAAAGGATAAGTTCAAGAAGGCATACAAGAAAGTATGCGACTACATGGAGATATTCAATCTTCAGCACGAAATGCGAAAGGTACTCGTTACTGCATGGCGTGAAGACCTCTTTGCTGGATATATCTATCAGACCAAGGATTCACTGTATATCAGAAGACTGCCGCCTGATTATGTTAAGATAGCTTCTATCGTAGACGGTTGTTTCATGATAGCATTTGACTTCACATATTTCGATACTCGTCTGGATGAGCTTGAGAGCTATGGTCCTGAGTTTATTGAAAAGTACAACCTCTACAAAGAGGGTCTTAAAATGACACCTGCTATGAACTATCGTTGGCAGGTACTCAACGAGAAGAAGCAGTTCAACATCAAGATAAGCGAAGATATTCTTTATCCGCTTATTCCCCTGCTTGGCTGTTTTCCCGGAATTTTTGATATTGAAGATTACAAAGATTTGTCCAAGGGAGCTACGGTTCTTAGGAACTATAAAGCTCTCGGCATAGAAATACCTACTGATGATAAGGGTAACTTCTTGATGGATAAGGGACTGATAGATGATTTCTACCAGAACCTTTGTAATATCACTCCGCCCAATATCGGTGTGTTCGAGACACCTTGTCCTGTAAAGCAGTATGATTTCGAGAGAAGTTCTACTGATGACCCTGACAAGACATACGAGGCTATAAGAAACTTCTACAACGATATTGGTGTGTCTTCGCTGATATTCGGTAGCGATAAACAGACTGCCGCCTCGCTGAAAATCTCAATTACCGCTGACGCAACACTTTGCTATGCGGTAAATAGACAAATTGAGAGAAATGTAAATCGTCTTCTCAAGACAAACTTTACTGGTGAGTATAAATTCCAAATCACCATTCTGGATGTCAGTGAGTTTGATAAGCGTCAGACACATGATATGTTCCTCAAGGATGCTCAATATGGCGTTCCTGTTAAGAGTGCTATTTCTGCAACTCTTGGTATCAGTCAGCCTGTATTCAATTCTATGCTTTACATGGAGAATGATTTCCTTGACCTGCAAGATAATATGATTCCGCTAAAGTCATCGTATACTCAGAGTTCCGACAGCGAAGGTGGAAGACCTACCGCAGAGGATACTGGCGATGATATAAGCGATTCCAATGAGAAGACGAGAGAAGCAGATAGCAACGCTTCAAGAGAGTAAGGTGGTTAGTATGATGTTTATACATACCTCTGACCCAAACCTTATAAAGTCCTTGCTCGATAAGGGATTTAAGCCTGTGTGCATGATAAATGGAAGGTATACATTTGTCTACAATAAGAGCACCAAACAAACTTGTGATACCTATAAGCTGACTTCATATGTCGTTAATTGTTGTATGGAGTTCTGATATAGATATAAAAAGGGGTTGGAGGTGAGAACAGTGAAAACAGAACGTATTTCGATAGCTACTTGCTACGATATAGACAAAGTTTTTGACAGCGATAAGTTTATTAAGCTTAGACTTAGGCTCTGTCACGATGGTAAGAATCCTGCGGGTTCTAACTTCTCATCTGACAGCCTGAAGAACGCTGCTGACTCTATAAAGAATATTCCTATTCTGGCTTATGTTGTGGCGAGTGACGATAAGGGTCTTGATTTCAAGGCTCATGACATGGCTTTTGAAAAGAATATTCTTTCTGATGAGAAAGACGATTTTAAGCTAATCTATAAAGAAACGCCTATAGGTCTTATTCCAGAGGACTGCAACTACGCAGTAGAGGAAGTCGATGGCAAGCTTTACGCATTTGCTGACGGCTACATCTGGAAGGATTACTCTAACTATGCTCAAGATATCATAGAAAGAGATGGGACTAAAAATCTGTCTATGGAAGCTATAATTGACGAACTGGATGAGGATACCGATACTAATGAGTACATTGTTACAAACTTCAGATACAAGGGAGTAACACTGCTCGGTGATAACATCAAGACTGGTATGCTGAATGCCAAGGCGACAGTTGAAACTTTCGGGACTGATATATATGAGCAAATAACGAAGATGGTAACTGAACTCAAGTTTGCTCTTGATAACCAGAAGAAAGAGGTGATTAACGAGATGAATGATGATAACAAGGTAACTACTGTACCTGAAGCGAATACAGGTGATACTGCGACATTTGCCGATAACACCTCTACCGATGATACCAACATGTCTGGCGCAGTAACGGATGATACCACCGCACAGTTCGATGATAATTCCGCAACTGATGCTACAGATACTCAGGACGATACCTCTGACGACACCGCTAACTTTGCTCTGTCTCATGAGGACATCAGAAGGTTTATTTACTGCGAGCTTAACAAGAGAGGTATTGACGCTTGGGTAGGCGATGTATTCGACACTATGTTTGAGTATAAGCCCTACGGTTCAGAGGAAAATATCGAGTTCAGGCAGAATTACAGCGTTGTTGACGACAAGGTAGTCTTCGATGGCGAGGCTGAGACAATCTATCTTGAGAAGCTCACCGAAGCTGAGAAGGCAGAACTTGAAGCTGCAAGGGCTGGTAAGGAAACCGAGCTTGAGGAACTTCGTATGTCTGTAGAAGCTCTGAAGACAGAGAATCTCGCACTGACTGAATTCAAGCAAGGTGTTGAAAAGGCTCAGGCTGATGCGGCAAGGAACGAGGTAATTGCTAAGTGGAGCACACTACTTGCAAATAATGCAGATTTCTCCGCACTTACTGCTGGGGATATTTCTGAGTTCTCTGCTGAGGACCTCGATGTTAAGTGCAAGGTAATATTTGCAGATGCAAATGCAAAGTTCTCGGCTGAAACTACGAAGCCTGAGAATAGCATAGTACGTTTCGCTCTGGGCGATAACTCCGATGCTAAGGAGAACAATCAGCCTTATGGCGGACTTTTTGCTGAGTTCGGCAAGAATAATATTTGAAAGGAGTAATAAATATGGCATATGCTGTTGTAAATCTTGACAGAATGAGCGGCACAGAAGATAGCTCCCAGCTTCTTTCTGTTCGTTTCTTCGACGATAATGACGAGCCTGCTGCTATAGAGAATGGTAATGTAGTAGTATATGGCGATCTGATAACCTACAACAACGGTGGCGTTGTTACACAGGAAAGAGAAGTAAGGAAGGCTACCACCCCTGCTGGTACAGAGACTCTCGCAGAGATAGCTCTCGTAGCTAACCCTGAGCTTATGTACGATGAGTCAAGGAGACATCCCCTCGATGATTACATCAATGAGGCTGGTCAGGATATAAGAGCTTACAGACTCCATCAGAATGATGGCTTCTCCGTAACTGCTGAGGCATTCAGCGGCACTCCTGAAAAGGGCAAGTATGTTGTACTCGGTGCAACTACTAAGCTCGTTGTTTCTGGAACTGCAACTGGTACTGTTATCGGTAAGATTGACGATGTGTTTACTCTTGGTAGGCACACATACTACTACGTTGTAGTAAGTCTTTAATAGAAAGGAGTGCTAACGAATATGGCAACAACAAATGATATTGTAAGACTTTGCGTTGACCTCGTTGAAGGTAAGCCTACTGCTGAGTATTCCGCAGATAACGCTAACGAGGTAGCACGTCAGGCTATAATCACCGCTAACGGCGGTAAGGACTATCTTGATTACAGAGATGTAAGAGATGGCAAGTGCGCTAATGTTTTCGCTATCATCGAGGAAATCGTAACCAGAACCACACTCGACGGTCTTACTGGCAGTGAGTTCTTCATGAACCTCGTTGATTGGAGAAACCTTAAGCTCGGCGATACTAATGAGTTCGTACTCGAAGATGACTCCGACCTTTTCTATGTCGATGATGTAGCAAGAGGTACTCAGGGTCTTAGGAGACAGAGAATGTCTGTTGGTCAGCCTTTCACTGTATCCACCAAGTCCTATGGCGTTAAGGTATATGAGGAACTCGACAGAATCCTTTCTGGCAGAGCAAGCCTTGCTGACGCTATCGTTAAGGTAGGTCGCTCCATCACCAAGAAGCAGTACGATGATATCTATGCTAAGTGGATCGCATACGTAACTCCTTCTGGCGCAGGTACTCCCTATATTCCTGTATCTGGTACTTACTCTGAGAACGCTCTCCTCGAACTCTGCGAGCATGTAGAGGCTGCTACTGGTGCAACTCCTATAATCACAGGTACAAGAGCTGCTCTCCGTAAGCTCATCACTTCCGTAAACGGTTCTACTGCTGTCGTAGCAGATGAGGGCAAGAGCGACTTCTATAACCTCGGCTACTATGGTAAGTTCAATGGTATACCTATGGTTAGAATGAAGCAGGTACACAGAACTAATACTGATACCTTTATGCTTCCTGACAATCAGGTATATGTAATTGGTACTACTAACGGCTACAAGCCCATCAAGTATGTAAACGAGGGCGACTCCCTTATAGTACCTCCTGCATTTGCTGTAAACGCTGACTTCTCTGAGGATTACCTCATCATCAACAAGGCTGGCGTAGAGGTAGTATTCCCCTCTAAGTCCATCGGCGTTTATACAATGTCTAACTAATTCTAATACGAAGGAGAAATTCGCTTAATGGCTACAACAAGGAAGAAGTCTGAAGGCGAGCTTTCTGAGGAGACCCGTGAAGTATCACGGGTCGAATCTCAGAGCGAACCTGCTACAACTAAGGTTACGCAACTTAGGGTCAAAGAAAAGATACCTATGGATGAAATGGTCTATGTTAGAAACCTTACTGGCGGTAAACTGGTATACATAGGCAGGAACGGCTACTATGTTGAGTGGCAGGAATTCGGTGAAGAACAGCCCGTCGAAATGCGTGAACTTTACAACATGAAGGGCACTGACAGGCGTTTCTTTACTGAAAACTGGATAGAAGTAGACCTTGCGGTGCTGAGAGACCTGCATATGGATAGCTTCTATAAGGATGCTATCTCATACGATGAGATTGAAGACATCAAGAATGGCAAGGTAGATAAGCTGATAGCAAAGATGAAGAAGGCACAGCCTATAATCAAGAACTCTATAGGTGTTCGTATAATGAATATGATAGAGTCTGGTGAACTCTCGAACATCAATACTATCAAGAAACTTGAAGAAGCCGTAGGTTGCGAGCTTTTCCAGAGATAAGGTGAGTGAATATGGCTGTCTCTTACTCGGAAATATATAACGCTTTCATATTCAAAGTGGAAGCGTATAAACTTATATCCATGCTCGAAGAAGACAGAGAAAAGATTCTAAACCGATATCTGAATTCTGTCTGTCGAAAGGTTCAGAAGAAATGCGCTGCATATGTGGACCTTTCGCTGCGTGATGACGATTTGCAAGAGTTTCTGACTGATATCGACGAAGATATGATAGAAATACTTGCAGAGTGTATGGTCGCTGAGTGGCTCAAACCCAAGATATACTCTGATGAGCTTTTGGAGAGCAGACTCAACACCAAGGATTTCACAGAGTTCTCTCCTGCGAAATTAATAGAGCATACACGCTACGTATATGAAATGAGCGTTGATACAGCCAATGCCATGATAAACAACTATACCTTTTCTCACAGAGATATTCACAAAATCAATGAGAACAAGTGATAGGTGGTGTGAGGTTTGGTAGATTGGTCAACGTATGAAAATGCGCTAAAAGTGCAAGGCGACACGAGGCGTGACAGGGTAATCTATCAAACCAAGCGCATAGTGGCTGATAGAGCAAGAAATAGCCCTGCTTACAAATCAGTGTTGATTGATGGAGTGGTTCAGAATGTTGTAATAACATCATCGACTGAAATGTTCCACAAAAAGATAAACGCACTGCCCAATGAACATATCTATAGTGGTAGTATTGTTGAATGGAACAAGCGTCACTTCATTATAACTAACACCGATACAGAAGACGAAATATATCAAAGAGGCGAAATGTACGAATGTAATGTCTACTTAAGATGGCAGAATGAAAAAGGCGATGTTATTGCACGCTATGGATATTCTGATGATATCAGTAAGTTCGCAGCGGGTGTAGTAAACGCCGCTCTGCAACAGGGTATTCAACAGACGTACACTATACAGTTCCCTCTTGACGAAGAAACTATTAAGATACGCAGAGACAAGCGTTTCCTGATAGATATAACGCACGATAATCCTGCTGCTTACATTGTAACTAACAGGAATATCACTAATGGTAATGATTCCATTACTCCTGCGATATATGACGATGATGATTTTGACTTCAAAGACAAGGTGTTGTACCTTACATTCTCGCAAACGCAGCTTAGCGAAAAAGATAACACAGAACTCATGATAGCAGATTACTTCGAGCCTAACCCTGAACCCACTGGTCTTACTTGTGAGATAATTGGTACGCCTACAGTGAAGGTAGGCGGAAGCTCAAGACGTTTCTCTGCAAAGTTCTATGATGCAGAAGGCGAGGAAGTAACTAAGACACCTGTGTGGACCTTAATCAATACTCCTGAAAATGAGGGTAAGTTTACTCTCAGACAAGATGATGGGTACGCTTACGTATCTGTCACAAACAATCTCAATATGATAGGCGAACAGGCTGAACTCATACTTCGTGATGAAAGCGGAGTATATGAGCAAACAATGTTCGTAAAGGCGGTGTCGATGTATGGCTAACTCTCGTGAGATAATTCTTTACAAACAGCAGATAGCCAGCGTCCTCGTAAACGATGATGAAATCGTCCGTCTGCTAAATGATACTGATATAGAAACTCCCGATGAACTCATCGGCAAAAGGATATTCAACTTCATGAGATATCCCTTTGCTGTTGAGGAGGAAGTATCTTATATTGCATTTGAGGTTGAGATACCTAAATATAACAACGTCAACAAACTTTTCAAAAAACTGATGATAACGTTCTACGTAGTATCACACGAACGGCTGATGCCTACCGATGACCCTCTTGGCGGCACAAGGAATGACTTGCTGGCTGCAAGGATAGATAAACTATTCAATGGCTATCGTGGTATTGGCAAAACTCCCCTTGAGCTGATAAGTAATACAGCGGACGCAGTAAGCGTAAAGCACAGGCGAAGAATACTCGTGTTCTATGCAGACGACATCAATGCGAGCGGGTGTGCATGATTGGCAGAAATTAGTTTGCTTAACCGTAGGTCCTTTAAAATCAACAACGATATCTCTGTTTATATCCCTACAGTGGGAGAACTCAGAGAAATAGTCAGCGATACCGAAGGAACTGTTTACCCTATCTATCTCTTGATGGTAAACCTGTTTCTGGCTACATCGTGTGACATTATGGTTGAACTTGATGAACAAGGCATTGACTTCACTAAATGGTCTGATTACAGTACATTTCTTACGATGCTGAATATTATGAACAAGGATATGCTCAGAGAATATTCACATCTATTGATAACTGGATGTAACCTCGCTGATTTCAGGATGACTCCAAGCCCTGACGGGCAACATGTCTTACTGCAAAATCAAGATGGAGTGACCATTAACGAAGCCGTATATATGCAAATGAGCAGTACGTATTCTGCTATCACCTGCATCAAGAAAAACAGACGTAAGATGGGTAACGAAACTATGAAGCAGTACGCCGTTGAAAGAGCAAAGGCGCACCGCAGAAACAATGCAAAGCGTATCAAACGTTCTATAGAGTCTGTATTTGACAAAGAGATAATCGCTCTGGTCAACAATGCGAATTTTAAATACGACTTCAGAACTGTAAATGATCTGACACTGTATGACTTCAATGTCAGCAGAAAGCAAATCGTTAAGAAATACAACATTGACAATACCTATATAGGTATATATGCGGGCACAGTCAAGATTGAGCATAATAATAACAACAAGTTAAACTGGCTTGATTATGATGGATGACCGACAATCTATTATAAAGAAAGGATGGAATAATATGGCTATCACGATAAATGGTTTTACCATTACTTCGCTTGAGACCATACACTGCTACAACAGAGTAACAGGTCTCTGTGAGCTTTATCTTGACGAGCTTCAGAACACTACCATTGAGAGTTCCGAGGACACTCAGGACATCACTGGTAAGGGCGACAGACTGCTCAAGCAGATAAAGAAGAACAAGGCTGTAACAGTTACAGGTACTTCTGCTCTTATCTCTGGCGACCTCCTTGCTGCACAGACTGGCTCCGAGCCTTCTTACAGTGCTACTACTAAGATTCGTAAGCCTGAGATTATCGAGGTTCAGAAGGGCGCTACTACTGCGGCTACTTCGTTTACCGCTGTTGGTGACACAGGTAAGGAAATCATAGAGATGAGAAAGGTTGAAGCTAACGGCGCACTCGGCACTTCCTATACTCAGGGCACTTCCGCAAGTGCTACTAAGTTTACTTACGACCCTTCGACCAAGGCTCTCGGTCTTCCTACTGGTCTTACAACCGACTCTGATGTTACTATAGCAGTGTTCTATGATTATGAGACTACAGGTACTACTGTATCTAACCTCTCTGATGTATTTGGTAAGACTCTTGCAGTATACATCGACTGCATCGGCACCGATGTCTGCGATAACGAGTACAAGTGCCAGTTCATCATACCCAGAGGTCAGTTCTCTGGTAACTTCTCCATTGAGATGGGCGGCGACCAGACTGTCGAGGACTTCGAGATTAACACTCTCGTTGATACATGCGCAGGTACAGCACAGGGTACTCTCTTTGATTTCATCGTATATCAGGACCCTGTATCTGCATAATCAGCTAAACGATAATAAAGAAAGGGGAGCAAGTATTTGTTCCCCTTTTTGTAATTTTGGATGGTGAAGAAATTGGCAACTGCAAGACAGCCTAATACTACGTGCAGTAATCCTAACTGCAAACATGGTGAGGGTGGTCAGCCCAAGACGTTCTATGCCTGTTATTCATGTCTCAAGAAAGAGAAGTGGCGTTCTTACTGCTGCTGTTACGAGTGCTATGAGGAATATACTCGACTGATACTTGAATCAAGAGCAAAGGGTAAGCCTGTAGAGGTAATACAGAACAGGAATGACCTCACCAAAAATGAAATTCTCGAAATCAAGAAGATGGATGATGATGTAGTTGACAACTACGTAAAGACAGTAGAACTCAAGGACTATTTTGAGGAAAACCCTGAGATGTCTATTGGTGAAGCTGTTGAAAAGGTCAACAAGGATATCGAGAAGAACAGCAAAAAGAAAAGAGGTAAGCATGGGAGCGAGTAATTTACATCTCGTCTCCGCTATCCCGCCTTCTGTAAATCATTACCTGTCATACAGAGTGATTTACAAAAGCGGGAGACCTATGGCAATGTCATACAAAACACTTGAAGCGTCGAAGTACCAGAAAGACTTTATGGACTATGTGGTCAACGAAGTCAAGAAACAGGGCTGGCAAACCGATACTGACACGAAACGTCATTTCTATGTTGATTGTGTCTTTTACTTTGATAGGATAGATCGAGACGCAAATAACTACTTCAAGTGTATGCTCGATGCCATAACGGATACTAAGCTGATATGGCAGGATGATAATGTAGTATGCGAGAGGGTCAACAGGATATACTATGACTCTGTAAACCCTCGTGTAGAGATAGATATACATTATACCGACTATATTGGCATATTCGATAATACTGGAGAATATGAGGAATTTATCGCACGTTGTAAAAAGTGCAGACGCTACGATAACAATTGCAGTATTTTGAAAAAGGCTATTGAGGGTAAGTCTCAAATCGAAATCAAGGATAAGACCTGCCTGAAATTTGGCTATAAAAGAAAGGGTAACTAATATGAAGTTTATTTCTAAGCCCCTAAGCATACTGGACTCAAGTATGTTCGTAGATGAGATTACAAGCTGGGCATTTGGCGATGACGGCGAGTACAATGCGCTCAAGCATAAGATAGGCATATACTTCGCAGTAACTCATTACTGCATCGAAGATTTTGAATTTGACAACACAAGCGTATCAGAGATATATGAATACATATACACTGGTGATAACGCTAAGGAAATCAACTCGTTCATGTTCAATAATACTCAGATAAGCGACCTCATCGAAGCGGCTAATAACAATATCAACGCAAGGTTCGATATAGCTAAGAGAAAGACCGCACTTGATAAGCTGGTTGTTGATGTACGTGAATATATGGACGAGCATCCTGAAGTCATGCAGAGCATTATCGCAGCTGGCAAAGAAGTGTCGCTGAATGGCTAAGACTATAACTACTGAACAATTTCTTGATGCATGTAACGACGAATATCAGAAGCGAATAGTTAAGAGTCTCGATGCAATCAGGAAGAAAGTCGAAGAGTGGATACGAGAAGAAGCGGCTGAAGTATATATAGCCCGCAGCTATCGTGCATCACATGGACTACCCGTTCTTCCGAGAGATGCTCAGAAAAATGATAGGCTTGCTGAAGGCGTGACATCTTCCAGTGTAGAAAAAGTCAAGAATATGTTCAGATTTGTCGTAAGTAATATGGCTAAGCCGAGTCCCCCGCTGTTCTCAGATACTATGCCAGAGGGCGACGGGCTTCTTAGCTTGTGGACTATAGGTGACGCTGAATATAATAACGGAGCTTCAAGCGGATCGAGCTATATTCACCCTCTTATAAATTGGGGTAAAAGCCTCGACATGTCAACATTCTATGATGGCGACCCCTATATAGAGCGTGCAGTCGAGAAGCATAGAGCTGAGATAGAAAAGTCTATTAAGGACGCAATATCAAAAGCGGCAATCGAATCCGTAAAAGCTACAATCAAAAAATATAAACTCAGGGAGAGTAAATAAATGGCAAAAAGGAACAGTATATTAAAAGAACACATTCCTGTGACTCTGACTGATGAGCCATTCTATGGCTTAGAATTAGACGAAGAACAGAAACATTTTAGAGACTGCATTTGGAGCGAAGATTACGACATAATATTCGCTAACTCAAGAAGCGGCTCAGGAAAAACTACTGTTGCTGTAGGAACGGCTAATCTTCTTGTACAATACAAGAAATTTGAGAAAATAATTTATATATGCTCTCCTTGCAACGAAGGAAGACTCGGATTTTTACCGGGCAGCATTACAGATAAATCAGAGGTATATTATGAGCCTCTCTATACTGCTATGCAGACTTGCGGTATTAACCCATTTACTGCTATAGTCAGCGAGAGTTTGACAGCTTCAAAGTATGACGAGGCTTATATAAAGCCGTTGACTGACGTGTATTTGCGTGGTACAAACCTCAATAATGCCGTAATCATTATTGATGAGTTTCAGAACTTTACTCTTGAGAACGCAAAGAAAACACTAACAAGAGTGTGTGAAAACACGAAGGTCATAGCCATAGGTCATTCAAAACAGTGTGACCTTGGCAACGACGAGAAAAAGAGCGGATTCGAGCGGTATCTTAACCACTTTGCAGGAATGCCGAGATGCGCTATATGTGAGTTGCATACTAACCATAGAAGCTGGATTTCTAATCATGCCGATGATTTGGATATGTAAGGAACGTGGTGACTATGCAGTACAGCATAAAAATTAACGACGATGTTTGTAGCAGACAAGCCGCAAATCTCGTATTCAGGCTTTCGGATCTGAAGGGATATGTCTATATCATCAAGGACAACAGGATGATAAACGCTAAAAGTATAATCGGCGTATTATCTCTCGGACTTAAAAAGGATGATATAGTAGAGATATCGTGTAAAGAAGATATTTATAAGATAGATGAAATATTCAAAGAAGTAATCGGATAAGGTGGTGATGGCAAGTGGCAATGTGGGATTTTGGTATAGAGATACCTGCTGATATCAAAGCCGAACTCGGTAAGATAGTCAAATCTTTGGGCGATGGAGGCGGCGGAGGCGGCGGCGACAGTGATGAAATTAAGAAAGCTCTGGACGACCTTAAAGCCCTTATAGGTAAGCTCGAAGACATTTGCAAGTCTGTGCCGTCTGGTAAAGCCGATTTCGTGCAAGGTATCCTTGAGATGGCAAAAGCCTTGGACCAAGTATCGGGCAAAAAGATTGAATTTGAAGTTAATATCAAGACCGATGCTGCCATCACTGCCTTAGATTCGCTTGCACAAAAGTTTAAGGACTTCAATAAGGTACTCAACGACTCCGAATCCAATGGAAAAGGCGGCAAGAAAGGTAAAAGCCCTGCTGTCAAGGCAAAGGATAACTGGACATCAGTTAATAATTCGCAGCTCAAGCAGTACAATAAAATCATAACTGCAACATCAAATAAGGTATCTGATGCTGACAGGATGGCTGCCTTCAACAGTAAATATAATCAACTCGACCGAAACGATGCTGAAGTAGCCAAGATGGTTCAGCGTGATATGATATTCCTTAACGGCAGAGTCGAGAACTGGTGGACAAGCATTGTCACGAGGATAAGCAACAGTATCAACAAGATACAGCGTTCAAATCCCAACATAGACACAACGCAACTGTCAACAGACATGCAAGACATACAAAAGCAGTTCACTGATTTTATCACAGGAGCTAATAAAACAGGTACCTATGATACAACTCAGTTTGCACAGCTTCAAACGCTCGTTGCTAATCTGGCAAAGAACACGGCAAGTCAGGCTGAAAAGGCAGAGAAAAGTGCGAACAAATTTGACGAAGGTAAGGAAATTGAGAAGCTTAATCAGCTTCTTACATCTATAACTAAGTTCAGAGACAAGAATCCGAGACTTGAGAAAAGCTCGTATTCAGAACAACTTAATAGACTTGAAGCGATGGTACAGCAGTATCTTCAGGGTAAGCAGTGGCAAAGCTCTGAAGACCCCAAGGCTGATTTCTCAAGGATGAAGGGCGAGTTTGCCCAAATCATCAGAGAAGCAACACAGGCTGGAGCTGTAGGACAGACAGTCGCCTCAATGGTAAGCGATAGCTTTATCAGCGGTGTAGCAAGAATGTTTGGTGCGTTCAGCGCATATAACATTGTAAGCAAGCTTAGACAGATGTACGCAGTTGCACTTGATATAAACTCAAGTATGACGAACCTCAAGAGAGTCACTGTTGAGACCGCAGATGCATACAATAAGTTCCTCGATGGTGCTACTATGAGAGCACAAAGGCTCGGTACTACTGTAAAGGATGTAGTAGATGCTACAACTAACTTCGTAAGATTGGGCTACAACCTACAAGATGCCTCACAACTTGCTGATACTGCAATGATGTACCGTAATGTCGGTGAAGTTGATATTAGTACAGCCACAGGCGACATTACGTCTGTACTCAAAGCTTATGATATGGCTGCCGAGAGCGCAGAGCATGTCGTAGACGTGTTCGATATACTTGGTAATAGATTTGCTACTACCTCTGCTCAGGTAGGTGCAGGTCTTAATAGGTCGGCTTCAGCACTGAAGACTGCAAATAACAGCTTTGAGGAATCGGCTGCGATGATTACGGCTATAACCGAAATCACTCAGGATTCTCAGAGTGCTGGTAATGCTCTTAAAACCCTCTCACTGAGACTTCGTTCTACTAAGACACAGCTTGCTGAACTTGGTGAAGAGAGTGAGGGTGCTGCCACTACAACAGCAAAGCTGAGAAAGACACTTCAAGGTCTGACTGGCGTTGACATCATGCGTAACTCGTCTGAATACAAATCTACGTATCAGATAATGAGTGAAATCGCTAATGTATGGTACAAGCTCAGTGATGCTGAAAAGGCTGCTACACTCGAACTGCTTGCAGGTAAGACAAGAGCAAACCAAGTTGCTGCCCTTCTGAATAACTGGTCACAGGCTGAGAACGCTCTTGCAACATCTTTGAATTCTGCTGGAACTGCTGTCAAAGAAAACGAGAAATACCTTGATTCAATGCAAGGAAGAACTCAGCAACTTAAAGCCTCGTTTGAGACAATGGCTGTCAACCTCATTCAGAGTGAAGATGCAAAGCTGATACTCGGTGTACTGAACGATATAATAGGCGCACTTGCTAAGCTCGCTGATGGTAATGTAATCATTCCTATCGTGACGCTTATAGGTGGTCTTGGGCAGACAGCGAAAGTAGCATCAAGGGAAGGATTACTCTTAACAGATGCGTTCAGAAATTTGTTCCGTTTGCTGAAGAACGATTCACAAGCTGTTGGCATTATGCAGCAAAGTATTGTGGGTCTGACAGAAGAAGAAGCTGCAAACGTTACGGCTGCAAATCATATGGCAAGAGCGACAAGCGCTTTGGTTTCTAACCTCGCTGTTGCTGCTATTATGATAGCGATATCTGCATACGCTAAGTACAATCAGGCTCAGAAAGAAGCACGAGAAAATGCTATTGCGACTGCTGAGCAGATCAATGAGCAAACCGCTGAGTATGAGAAGAACGTCACAGCTATCAAGAAACTCAGAGAGCAACTTTCTGACCAGACACTTTCACAAGATGAATACAATCATGTAAAAGAAGAACTCATTGAAATACAAGAGCAAATCATAGAAAACTACGGTCAAGAAGCTCAGAAGATAGATGTGGTCAACGGGAAGCTTGACGACCAGCTCGAACTGTACAAAGAAATTGAAAAGCACCGAATAGAGCAAACTATCAACGAGAATGCGAATCAGCGAGAGCAAGCAGAGAAATACTTGTATCTGGGTTCATATGATAATCCCGGTGTAAGCAGATCGCTGTCTATAACAGAATTCTCAAACGATGCTGATGCTAAAAGACTTGAAGAAATTGCCAGCGAAATAGGATTCCTGACCTATAGGCATAATAGCATCGTAAATCTAGATACTCAGACTTTCACAAATTACATTGAAGTGTATGACGCACTTGAGGAGCTCAAACAAAAGCTTACCGAAGAATACGGTACAAGTAATAGTGAAATATCTAAGTTTATATCGGACATTGATTCGATACTGAATAAAGATAATTTCGATTTGCATTATCCAGAAGCTCCTTACCCAAACGGAGCAAAGCCTACGTTGCGACCAGATTTCGGTGATGAGAAATATAAACAGTACGTACAGTTCATCGAAGCAGATGTACAGAACCGTATAGAAGCTGATAAGGAACTTGACAAGCTTGAAGAACAACTGGATTCTGAGCTTCAGAACTATAATTCACTCATCAACGATGGGGATTATGCAAGCGCTCAGGAACTCGTTGACGGTATTCAATCGCTCAAGGACCAAATAGACGCAAGAGTAGAATCTATATTCAGCGATGACTCGGTGTCTAAATATGTTGCAACAAGATACTTTGCTAATATCATAGAAGGCTTTATGCCGTCTAAGAATCAGGAACTCGACAATTATATCAAAGAGTTATATGAAGCTTATCAAAGCGGACAGAGTAACGAATTTAACTATATTCGCTCAGCGGGCGGTAGCGTAAACAAATTTAGAGATATCTTAGCAAACACTCCAGAAATACAGCACATATCTGAAGACTTAAAGGAAATGGGCTTTTCTGTCGATGAGTTTATTAATAGTCTCATTCGTTTAGGCTATCTGGATTTGTATAATCCTATTTCTGTCGTAGCCGACTCGTTTGCAACCATTGCGGAAAACGCTAAGACTGCCACAGCGTCAACAGACTCCTTTACCTCTGCTATTTCTAAAATCGGAGATGGCTCTGCCCTTTCGTATGATGAAGTCAATAAGCTTCTTGCAATAGACCCGTCTCTTGTAAACAGTGTTGAGCAATACAAGAATGGGTACACCATAGCTCTCGACGACATCGTTGCCGCTCGTTCAAGATATATCGAGGAAACTCGTAAGTCGTATCAAGACGAGATAGATGAGAACGCTAAGCAAATCGAAAGAATTAGAGAGAACACTACTGATGCTCAGAAGCAACTTGACGAAGGAGACCTTACTCAAAGTCAATTTGACAAGATAGTTGAAGATAATCAAAAGCACATCAAGGAGCTTGAAAATGCTTCTGAGTATTACAAGTTCCTGATGAATGACCTCGCTAAACCCTCTCAAACATATGAGGAAATAGTAACCAAGGTCACGAATAACATGAAGACTCAGACTGAAATGTTTACCACTGCTAACAGTGAAATGCAGAAATTTGGTAAACTCAGTCAAGAAACCGCAATGCAAATAATGTCTTCAGTCGAGAATTGGCGTGACGTTATGGAGTTTGACGGCTCAAGCTTCACGCTAAAAAGCGGTATTGATTTCGAGAACCTCATCATGCAGACATCTGGTTACAATAAACAACTCGATGCTATGAAGGCACGTCTTGCTGATTTGAGAGTCAGACGGGAACAATTGGCGAGCACAATAAACTCTGCAAGTGATGTAAACTCCCTCAGAAATCAACTCGACGATCTGGATGCAAGTATCGTTAATGCAAGTGGCGATGTTAATTCATTCGTAGAAGTGCTGAAGTTTATGCTTGGTGTTGCTTCTCAGAACGAAGCACTCACCTCTCTGAACGAAGCTATAAGGCAGCTCGACCATCAGCTCGCTATGGGCGTTATCACCGACCAAGAGTATTATAATAAATATACTCAGGCTCTTAACAAGGCTAAAGAGGGCTATGAGGGTAATGATGAAGACTTCTGGTCTTTCGAGGAAACCGCTTATTCTAAGCGCATTGCTAACGAAACAAAGGCATACGAGGACGAACTCAAGCAACTCAAGGCTATACACGAAGACAATCTGATAGACGACGAAACCTATTTGAAGCGCAAAAAAGCTCTTGATGCAAAATACTACGGTGCAGGTTCTCTGCTTGGTGGAACGACTGAGGGCAGAGACAGGTACTTTGATTTGCAAAGAGAACAAATCTCCGAGGAACTCAAGATAAACGAGGATGCATACGCAAAACAAAAGAAAGCTCTGGAAAATGCACTCGCAGACAGGCTGATAACTTACGATGACTATATGAAGTCTCTGAGCGAACTGAACGAGAAGTATTATGGAAAAGATACTATGCTCGGCAGTCGCAAGGAAGGCAAAGAGAAGTACGAGGACAACATTCGTGAGATACAAGGTCTGAACAAAGATGCTTTCGATTACAATATCAAGCAACTCGACGATGCCCTTGAACTCGGCAAAATATCTGTTGCTGAATATTGGAAGATGTATGGCGAGTATGCTGACAAATACCTCAAGAATACTCCCCAACTCGCACAACAGTATCAAGATGCCACAAGAACCATTCTTACTACTGGCGCAAAGAACATGTACGAGGATGACCGTAAGCATCTGGATAGACTGTTTAATGACGGTAAGGTATCGCTGACAACATATCTTGAGGAATGTTCTGCGCTTTGGGAGAAGTATTTTAAGGGCAAGAAAGAATTTGAGGACGAAGACTATGAACGCATGAAGGAACTCAGGGATACCTATAAGAATGGTGTTTCTGACCAAATCAATGCGTTGAAGAGTTACGGCGAACGTTTGACACAACCGCTTCAAAACCAGATAAATGTACTTGAAGACATTAAGCAGAAGCAAGACGATGTATACGATATTCAAATCAAGAAACTGCAACTACAAAAGCAGGTCCTTGAGGAGCGGAATAAAAAGGAAAAGCAAGAGAACGATCTGCTTAAGGCTCGTAATGAGCTTCTCAAGGCTGAGATGAAGACCCGTCTTGTTTATAACGGTAATGGCGGATATACGCTTCAGCGTGATGAAGAGAAGTATCAAGAAGCTCTTAAAGGCAAGCAAGAAGCTGAACGTCAGGAGCAAATACAAAAGCTTGATGACCAAATTAATGCTATCAACACCTTGAAAGACTACTTTGATACCGAGATAGCGACAGACATCAAAAGCATTCAACTTGAGATGCAGATACAGCAAGAACCTATCAATGAGATGGTTAGGATACTCGAAGAAATACTTGCAATGGAAACAGCGCAGTATGACCCTGAGTTCGTAAATAAAGTGCTGAACTCTGAAGCTGGTAAAAAAGCTACAAGTAATGCTGAAGCACGTAATGACATGCGCCGTGATTTATTCAAAAAGTACGGTTCTGATACAATATATCAGGATTTGTTCAAGGTTTATGGCAATACAGGCAGTTTCAAAGCACTTGACCCTCGCTATTACATGAGTGGTTCTGATTTGAAGCAATGGGAAACTTTACAGAAAAGCTACGGCATATACACGCTGAGTGGCAATACTGATGATTATATCAAAAAGTATAACATGACATCTGATGATGCACAGATATACAGAAATCTTCAGCATAAATACGCACTCAAGAACCCGTATAACACTGTATTCTCAATTGATGAACTTCAGAAGACCGCTGAAGAGTTTGGCAAAAAGTATAACATGACAGCCGATGAGTTCTTGGCATATATCGGTTTCAAGCAAGATGTCGGTCAGGGCGGTTCAACTGCGGCTGACAAGAAAATCAAGGAGATAGAGTCCGTATCGGCTAACGCTTCTGGCGGTACTACGACGAACTCTACTGCTGATGCAGCTCAAAAGAATAAGACTGATTCTGAAAAGAATCTCGAACAGGTAAGTGCTATAACACTCGGTTCACCGACATTCAATATATATGTTGGTGAAAATGTAAGTCAGAACACCATAGGTCTTATAAGAGTGGAGGCTAACAAGATGTTTGAGGAATATACAAACATGATTACTCAAAATATCGGTTCTGCTTTTATCAATCAGTCTTCAAAGAGTACTACTGAATAAAATTTAGACCCTGCTCTATATGGGCAGGGTTTATCTCAGAAAGGATATGAATAGTTTGCAGTACCTATCAAAGAGAGTTGAACAGTCTGTTGAAGACCTTGCTAATACGCTCGTTCTGAAATCGGATACTCTCTCTAATAAGAGAATCAAAAGCGCTGATTTCGATAGGACGTTGTATGGCATCGTTACTGATAAGACTATCAAGAATAATGCGATACAATGGACAGTCTCGGCAGATGGTGTCAACTATCTGGTAAGCGACAACTCTTGCAACATCACATCAGTTGGTCAGCAGGTAAGACTGTTCATTCCTAACCATAATTACGCACAGAAATATGCAGAGGTAATATTCCCTGCTAACCATCCTGCTAAAGCTGTATATGACAGCAGCGAGCAAACAATCACAGAATATTGGGATTTAGAGGATGGCACTCAGCTTATAAAGGTCTTCAGGCTCACCGTTGTTATAGACGGCGGTGTAGAAGAAGTCACAAAAATAACCATGCCTGACGGTACAAGCATGGATTTGGAAGGTTTTGTAGTAGGATGACAGTACAGGAATGTTTGAAAAGATGGATGCTTGCATATATTGATCCGCCGTTCTTCTATCTTCCATTTAAATCGGGAGAAGCAGGAGCGTATATCAGGCTTGTATTTGCTGATAATCTTACAGCCAATAATATCATTGTCGGCGTTTACAATAGCAACAATAAGCTGATAGCTTGCTCACACTATGTTACTCCGCAAAAAGTGTATGTACTGAACACAGATATAGTCTCAAGGCGAAGCAATACAGCATACAACTTCGAGATAATAGAAGTCCCCTATCTTCATACGGGATATATAGCTGACTATACTTACAGAAACAAGAAATATCTGTTACTCCCTAATGGAAAATATTATGTCAAGGTCATCAGAGTTGGTAGTATTTATGTTCCCAAAAACCGTACTAATAAATATGAATTTACCATCAATGAGACTGAAACTATAAAACAGATAAAAGAAATTGAAATTCCATCTTTACTTGATACTGAACATATAGAAGTTAAGGCAGAAAGTCGTACCGAATGTTTAAAAAGCACAGCTTTAATAGAACATCTTTATGGTTCTGTTGAGAAAACAGAAGAGATGGATGAAAACACTTATAGGAAAGTAAAATGGAACTCATATATTACATCATACGATGTAACTGGTTATAATAGCGAAGAAATTTATCAGGTACGTACATATGTCGATGCAACATATCATTTGTTTACTGGTAATACAGACGTAGGAATAATAGGCAGAAAAAGGCTTAATTTTGCTGGGCATCCTTTAAATTGGGAAATATATACCTCTGAAAAAAGTGCAAATGATTCGCTCGTAGAGCTGACAAGATACTATGTTCAAGGTACAGATGATATAGTGGGATATTACACAAATGACAATGTTATGTACGCTCACTCACAATATAATTCTGGTAATGGTCATAGTGATGTACATGTTGCTATGTCTTATGCCGTAGCGAGTAGTGAGATATATAATTTGTTGTGTGACACATCAACTCAAACTGTTACGTTGGGCTATGTCAACAGCGCAGTGACGAACCTTGTTCAGCCGAATAATACATGTACATGGGACGCATATAGTGTTGGCTCGTCATATGGTTCAAATACATTAAGAGTTTATGATGCAGAAACAGAATCTTTCCTATATCGTGTAACGGGTACACAATACAAAAGCAGATATGCTTCTCTCCCATATGACGATAAGATAGAAGAACTTGACCATTGGTTTAGCCAGACTTTTGACGAACTGAGAGTGTCTATAAACAAAATATATGCAGGAGAATATTACTCACCCGATTTCGTTAGTCGTCATAGTGAAGTGGGCGCTATTGTTAGTACACGATATGATACGAACATATTAAGGGATATTACAAACGATTACACTACTACGGTTCAACATACACAATCTGGAACATATGATGATAAATATTATGAGTTCAGGTTTAACAACTCACAAGCATCACCTGCATATTATTGGTATAGTGATTATGAACCTACTCAATATGTGACCGTAACACAGGCTTGCGAGTACATTCAACCTATTGAATGGGGAGAATATGACGAGATACGTTTTAACTTAAATAACTGGAACAGGTTTACTATATATAAGAATTTTATCAGGAATTACGCAATTGACGATGTTCCTGTGAACGCAGAATAAGGTGGTGATAACATGCCAGATATAATCCAGCCTAAGCTATGGGGTATCAAGATATGGGACGCTACGGGCAATTACTTCTACACAGAGGTAGACATTTCAACAGATGTGCAGCACAATAGACCGACTGGCTCTCAAGTTGGGTATAATCAGCTTTACCCGTACCATACTCATAATGGCGTAGCAAGCTACTTCAGTGGCTCCTGCTCAGGCAACTTCTCAGATAATCAGAGTGGAGAGTGCTACGAGGACTACAACTTTGATTACAGAGTAGACAGCCATGGTAACTACATATACAACACAAAGTATATTAAGTCATTTGTAAAATGGCTTCACAACGATTTAACAAAGCAGCTTCAGCTTTCTGAGGATTTTGTCATTCCTGTTGGCATCCTCGGAGAAGTGAAGTGGAGTACGGATCACTCTGTAGACGACGGCTACTCATGTAAGGTATCGTTCGATTGGGAGCAAATCGGTGATGACTATGAACTCTCTGATTCTGGTCTTATCACTACCTGCCCCAACTGTCAAAACATAATAGCTCCTACTTCAATTTACTGCCCTAAGTGCGGAACGCAGGTGAATAGCTAATGGCTACGAGATATAAATTAGCACCGCAGTACAAGATAGATGAATACCTCATAGACGA